CTATTCCGGCATGATTCCAAGCTCTTTTTCCTTCGCCTCAATCGCTTCCTGCCTCTGGTCGAGCCGCTCCTCCCACGCCTCGTATTTGTTGATCAGCTGATTCTCGTAGTTTAACACCGTCGTATTATTGGTCGTCGCCGTAATTGCAAACATCGCCACAACACATACTGCCAGAATAAAGGCGATCCAGCGCACAATGCGGTAGCGTCTCCTGTAGTCCGCATTTTTTACCACGGTCTGCGTCTTCGGCTTTGGTGCCGGCGCGCGCTTCGCCTTGCGGAGACTCTCCTCCACCTGCGGATGCTGCACCGGAATCGGGAAAATATCTTCCTTCCGGATAAACGGAATCGACTGCAGATACTCCTGCAGATCCTTCAGATAAGAATAGCCGACTGCCGTGTCAAACAGCCGCTGCTGTATCATTTTATTATAAATGCGGAGTACCATCTCAGGGTCGTCCATCTGGGCTTTCTCCTTGACGTATTTCACGCCCTCCGCCTCTTTTCTCGCCTGCGCGGCTTCCGCCTCATTTGCAAATAAAAATCCCTCCACGACCATGGAGGTCTTTTCCTGTTCTTTTTTTCTCTTCTCTACAGACATTCTTCGATCCTCATCTCTTCCGTTTCTGCTGTGATTTTGCTCTTATTATAGGAAATGGCAGTGTGAATTGCAAGTCAGGGAGATGTAAAGATTCCGCATTTTCCCATAAAAAAAGCGCCCTACATGGCGCTTTTTAAGATGGAGCTGACTGTTTCGCAGTCGAACTCTGAAAACTCTGTAAACGGTATTTCCGTCGGTTCCCCACTAAAACAGCCTGTAACTGTAATTTTATCATCATAGACATAAATCTTATCAACAAAATAATTCAATACAGAATCTCTTATTTCTGCATCATCTAAGTTTGCATTAGCGTACTGCTTAAAATACTCTTTTACAGAATGTTCATCTACAATTAGTCTTGCCTTTGCCTGTTCCACTTCGATTGCATCCGTCAAAGAACCTTTTTCTATCTCTAACTGTTGGAGTTTATCAGTAAGCGCAGAAGACATTGCGCCATTAGCAATAGCATTCACAATATTAGTTATCTGCTTTTCATTCTGTTTAAGCATCTCTTCCAGACTGGCAATAAAAGCAGAATTATCATTCCGGCTCTTGTGGTAATTTGCTATGTCTACAGCCAACGATGCAAGATTCTCACTATCATTCAAAAATGTTTTCAAAATTGATATAACATTAAGCTCCATTTGATGTTGCGGTATGTTTTTTAGGGTACACTTGTGTTTTCTGTGATTATTGCATGCGTAATAATAATGCGTAGCACCTGTTTTAGACGTTCCTGATAGCCCATGCATGCTTTCCCCACATTTTCCACAGTATAGTTTTCCTGTCAGCCAGAAACGGCTCTCAGAGACGTTTTTAGCCATTGTACTGCTTTTGTGGCGCTTTATCCGTCTATTCAGTTCAAAGCGTTCCTGTGCCGTTTTAAACAGCTCACAGGGGATAATAGAGGGCATACCATCAGGTATGACTATGTCATTATAATGATACTCGCCTATATAAGCCCTGTTATGCAGGATATGACGTAAACTGTTAATAGTAAATTCATTTCCACGTGTTGTCTTGATTCCTGCATCATTTAATTCATTCATAATCTGTTGCATTGGCACACCTGATGCATATTGTTCAAAGATACGCCGGACAACTGGTGCTGTTTCCTCGTCTATAACATAATGCTTTTCACCGTCAACAGCATATCCCAGTGTCTTGTGACCATTATACAGCGCATGTTCAGCATTATACCTCATACCTCGCATGACATTAACCCTAAGTTGTGCAGAATAAAATTCAGCCATCGACTCTAACATCGCCTCAGTAAACTGTGATTCCGGTGTGTCCTCGTTTGCCACTGTTTCCGCAACATACTTGACACGACAACCTGCTCTTCGCAAAGTATCTTTAGCAATCGCGATATTAGTTCTGTCTCGCCCTAATCTATCAACTTTCCAAACTATAAGCGTGCTAGGTTTCAGCTTTGCAACTTCTGAGAGCATCTGTTGAAATCCAGGGCGGTTATCTGTCGTTCCTGAGATTGCTTCATCACTATATTCCTTTATGATTTTTAAGTCATGCGTTTGTGCAAAAAATTTTGCCTGTTCTCGTTGTTGGTCTATGGACGCTTCATTTTGAGCATGTGATGAAAAGCGATAGTAACAGATTGCAAGGTTATTGTCATTATATTTATATTTTTTCAAAAAAAGCACCCCTTTCTGCTTTGGATTATAGCAAGCGGGGTGCAGGGTTGCAATATGATTTTTACTAGTCTAACTGCCATTGGGATGCAGACCAGTCAGTATTCCGAACTGCATCTGCAATTCTTTGTGTGTCGCGTCGTATGCGCTCTGTTCTATCTAGTGGATGATGCTGTGCATATTCGTTATATACATCCAGTTCGCTTTTTTTAGTTTTGGAACTAACCCTAGACGCAAGAAATTGTTTCACTCGTTTCATTTCAGGCGTATCCTCATTTTTTTGACTTTCAATGTAAAGACGCATCTGTTCTTCAACAGCATTATCAATATTCGCAATTCTATTATTATAATCTTTCAGCGCACATTCACAACTTTGTTGTATCGGTGCAGTAATCTCTTGAGCTTTTGCATTGACACGATAATCAAACTCGCGCTCGTACTGTTGTATCGTTTCTTCTGCTTTACGGTCAGCCAATGCATCAGCTCGAACATCTATTTCATGCTTAATATTTTTCTGCGTAGCAAGCGTATCATTATAAGTTTTTATAGCGTCTCCCAGTTTAGACTTTGCATCAATAAGAATTTCATTCGCCTCATTTAATTTTTTTTGCGCCAAAAACTTGCGGTACTGATTCGGTGTCAATCCACCTTTTCCATCTTTCTTTTTCTGTTCAAGATAAACCTTTCGCTCATCACGATATTGTTTATCAGTATTATACTTTTGCCAGTCGGTCACATCATTATCTTCAATATCCCACCCCTTATCACGCATGTGTTTCGGGAATTCCTGTTGCATCAAAGATAGATGCTTGGCATCAATCAAATTGCCTGTATACTTGCCATCAGCATTTCGTGGTATTCCTGCACCATGTAAATGCTCATCCGCAAGGGAGAATCCCTCATCAACATGTATCGCAGTGAACAGCCTATTCTCATGTGAAAATACTTCTGGCATTATCTCACACATAGCATCAAAACTATCTTCATAGAACTTCGCTTTCTGCTCGTCCGTCCATTGCTCTGTTACCTCAGCCGGCGGCTTAATAACATAGGCATAACCAAGCACAGCGTCAGCCTTTGATTTTCTATATCTTATAACTTCCTGACCCGTTCTTTTGTCTGTACACTTAACTTCAATAGTATCTCCCTGTTTCTCGATATAGTCCCAGAGTTTGAAACCGCTGGAAAAGTTTTCGCCATCAATATAATTTGTATATGTGTTGTGTTTTGAATCTTCATGTCTGATTATTTCACTCGATGAAATCCTATCCGCTCCCATCTCAGCACATATAAATTTTCCAGCACCTCGCTTGTTTGATTTTGTAACATGCCCCTGTCGTTGTAGTCCCATTATTTGCGGACAGCATTGAAAGCCCATAAGTTACACCTCTTTCTGTAGATTATCTATCTCCGTAGCATATTCATTACATTGTTATTAGTTCTAATCCCAATGTAACTGGGCATTGGGGTTGCAAGCAACCCGCAATACCCTTCTCATAGGGGGAAATCCCCCTGGCGAAGCCTACCCCCTTTTTCGCGCATTACGACTGTTTCTCATTGTTCGCCTGCATTGCTCGTTGAAGTAATGTATCGAACAATAGCACACCATCCTGACCAAAATTAGTACGAAGAAAATCGCATACGATTTTATTTTCTTCGTTCATCTTCTTCTGTTCTGCAATTCGTGCTTCACGCTCAGCTTCTTTCTGTGCCTTTCGCAACTCCGCTTTTAATTTCTTCTGTGAAGTCTGATATGCTTCTTTCTGTTTCATAAGTTCCGCCTGTAATTGATTAACCGTTTTCATGTTCTTCTCCTTTCTATGAACCATTGTCATAAAGACTAGCAAATGCCTTTTTTTGTCGTTCTGGAAAGTCACCGAACGGACAGTGGTTTGTTACAAAAGCAAAAGCATCAAAATCATTTCTGCTTTTCTCTGCATGATAGTTTTGGATTGTATCATTAAAGACTTTCTGAAATTGTAGAAAATCCCTCATGCGTTGTTTCTGCTCCTCGACCAATCCCCGTGTGCTTGGATTTAGCAGATAAAGTTCAGCAGAACTATCATCACCCACGACTTTGCATACAAAAAATCGTGAGAACATTGCCTTTACGTGTGAATCTTCTTCTTTGTAAGAAAAACCGCATTTGAAAAGCCACTCGCGAAAAGGTAAGTTGCTTGTAACAATAAGCCACTCGCCAGCCCAGATAGGATTATTTCTGCCTCGTCTGTATGCTTTGCATGCGTAATTGTCCGACATATTCAATAGATTAGGACACACATCATCATCAACAATAATTGCATCATGACTTGGTTTTAAACTGTCAAATTTACCTGTTCCACCGCCACCAACATGTAATGTTTTCCTGCCTGCCAAAGCCCGTTCAGTCGCATAAGTCTTGCCAGTATTCGGCGCACCATGAATGAAAATACATTTGCGTAAAATTGGCACACGTTCATCAAATTTTTTCTGACACCCTCTCATATAACTTTCCTGCACAGTTTTCATACTAGCATTACAACGCTCAGCAAATGATAAGGTATTGTACCACTCATCAAAATCTTTTAATTCATAGCCTATATTAAAAGCATATTCATCCAGTTCAGCCATGCGTTGTTTATCAACTTTGTTCGTCGATGTTGTCAGCCTTGTATATCCATCCCTGATTGTCTGAATTTCCTCAATGGACAGATTACTTATATACTCATCAAGTTCATAATGTTCCTTATGTTTTGCCGCATCTTCTGTATCATGTGTGAGATAAGTTGTTGCAATAGCAAACTTCTTATGAATTGTATCTATGCCCTTGTTTCGTACTATCAGTGCATCATCAATGCCTTTTCGGAAAATAATACCAAGCATGTTCATAACAGTCTGAACGTGAACACGTTTTTTACTGTCAGTACAACGTACAATAATGTGAATGTGTGGTTTTAACCTTGCTTCTGCATACAAGTCATGCACATCAAGTTTTATATCTCTGTCATGGATAATCGCAATCACTTGATACGTTGTTTTTTCAACACTTTGCACACGCTTTATAAAATCAATAATTCCATTTGGCAACTGTTCAATATAGATTTTAAAAGCGAACTGTCGCAACTTTGACCTAAATCCAATCGTATAGTTCTGAGCATCTTTATCAGTCAATGGATTAGGAACAATGCCACCGTCACTGCATGGTCTATGACAATTTATGATTTTATGAACATATATCATCCTCTGTTGTCTGCTGGTGTCTGGAAAAGCAGTATTGACACAGTTTATAATGTCAGTTATAATTGCGTCATCAGGATAAGTGTGTATAGCACTTGTGGATGTGTCTGTGTAGGTAGTCACGGACACATCTTTTTTTATATCATCAAGAAACATGTCATTCATAACGCATCACACACCTTTCTTCTCATTCTTCTGGCGGTAGAAATATACCCATGATGCAACTGTGCTAGGTGAAACACCTAAACGCCCACCAATTTCCATGTAAGAACATGTTTTGCACAGATTTCTTAATTTGCGTGCTGACGGACGCTTTGTTGGGCGTCCAATCTTTGGTGGCAGTCTATAATATTTCTTCCAGTTACAAACAGTAGAACGGTCAACACAATAGAGCTGAGCAATCTGCTCTATTGTCAGCATGTCTGATAAATGCTGGAGCGTTTCTTTATCAGGTCGTCTTGACGGTCGTCCACCTTTTCTTGTTTCAAGCATGTCGTCACTCCTTTAAATAATTTTAGGCACAAAAAAGCGGCAGACAGGAAAACGTATAGCTATGCTATACACTTTCCTGTTCACCGCTTTTAACTTCGCAACTGCTTGTTCTCACAGCTGGTATGACTAGCTGACATGGAGCATATAAAACTTTGTCTTACGAGTTTAGTCTGCACCCTCATAGACTTCATGAACTTATCGTTCAAACCATGCACGCACTTCGTGAACACCGCTTATATGTTGTTGCAAATAGAATACTACTGTTTTTAGACAGTGTCAATCAATATCTCGACCTTTTACAATCCTTTCTTAATAAGCAGTTTCTCAGTAAACACGGGAAAAGTGAGCAAAATAATCTTTTGAGTTTTTAGAACTATATGGTACAATTAAAAAGGTAATTTACCAGACTGAATTTGTATATGGAGGAAAATTGATATGAAAAAAACTGCCGTATTATTATATGATTCATTTTGTAATTTTGAAATCAGTCCTGCGCTTGAGATATTGGCACTCGCTGAAAAACCAATTACAATTTTTGGGATTTCAAAACAGGCAATCAGAAGTGAAGATGGATTATCAGTAATTCCCGATGCTACTATTGATAATTTTGATTTGGATGCGTATGACAGCTTGATATTGCCTGGTGCAATGGATATCAGAGAGGCTATTGAAAACAAAAAAATAATAGATTTCATCAAAAAGTTTGACGGAAAAACAATAGGAGCTATTTCAATTGCACCTCTGTTACTTGTCAGAGCCGGATTACTTAATGGAAAACCGTTCATGGCTGGTGTCAATAAAGAAGAGATTTTTGAAGAAGGATTTTCCGAAAGTGATTTAGCAGAAATGGTGAGCTGGGATGACAATATAAACAAGCCCATTAAGGATGGATATATTATAACTGGCAATATAATCACATCAATATCATACAATTTTGTCAAATGGGCATTGGCTTTCGGAAAAATGGTAGGAATTGATATTCCTGCAAAAACGTTTGGTATTCAATAGTTTTCCGTTTATGATAAAACCATGTTGCCACAAAGACGTTTTTCGACTATTTACAATTTTTGAGGCTGGGGACGTTTTGGGGACTTGGGGACGCTTGGGGACGCTACCTTGGCGTGGAGCGTCCCCAGCCTTGTGCGTAGTATTTACAAGGCTTTGCGCCACTTTGGGGACGATGGGGACGCTTTTTTTATAAAACAATGTTCTTAGAGAATAAAAATGTTAATACAAAATGCCGTCAACCCCAGAATCTACAAGGCTTAGAAGTTTTTAGACTGTCAAACAGTTTTTAGACAGTCAATAAATATTGATAGTCTAAAAACCCCCGTAGCCTGTTTTGAGTTTTTCGACTATTTACAATCATATAAAAAAGGGGCTTACGCCCCTTTTTCATTCTACATCACCAATCATGCGATTATCTTCGATACAAGCCACATATTCTCATAAAGCATAATGCGAATAGTGGGTTCGTCACATAGTTGATAAGTGGACCAGACGGGAATCGAACCCGTTTAATATGTTTTTCCGCTGATTAAGCATTTACGGCATTTTTATCAAAAAGCGCTGATTTTGCAATCTTCCAAGGTGTTTTTTAATAATATAATCTCTGTTTAAAACACATTAAAATCATTGAAAATATGACACAGTATGACACGAAAGATGACACGAAACCAGTTCAGAGTAAAACCGGCAGGATTTCTCCCGCCGGTCATACTCTTACAGTGCTTCCAGTCCTGCTTTCCAGCTCATCTTACCGACAATTCCATCCGCCGCCAGCCCGTGCTTGCTCTGCCAGGTCTTGGTTGCCGATTCCGTGCCGCTGCCGAAGATGCCGTCCGCCGCCGCGCCGATGATGATCTGCCATACCTTTACCGCGTTGCCTTTGCTACCCTTTTTGATCGTCTTCATGTTGTAATCCTCCGTATTCTGATTCTGTGCCGGTGCCGCGCTTACCGGCTTGTTAAACAATGCCTGCTCTGCCGCCCGGCGCCGCTTTAATCCTGCCAGCACCTTGCCGTTGGCTTTGCAATACTGTGTCATTGCCTGTGCGATCTGCGCCGCTGTTCTGCCCTTGCAAAGCTTCCGGAGATTCCCGGCTCCCAGGTTAAAGGCAAAGCTGACCAGCGCATCAAACTGATTCTGGTTGAGCTGCTCCGTGATCGGAACGTATGCGGGATTGTTGACGTATCCCTCGAACTTTGCAATGTCCTGCTGCAGGTATGCGTCCGCCTGCGCCTGTGTGATCGTCATGCCACTATGTACGCCAGCCGTGTGACCGTACCCGATGGTCCATACACCGGCGGCGCACCGGTATGCTGCCAGTCTGCATCCCTCGTACTGCTTGATAAGGGCAAGTCCTGCCTGTCCAATTCTCTTATTTGCCATAAATTTATCCCTCCACTTCCGGAATTCCGGCAACAGACGTGAGCAGCGACACAACACCCGCCACAATCGCGGATGATACTACCATCTTCCAGTCTACTGCCGAGATTACTGCTCCGGTACCGATTACTGCAACCGCAGTCTGCGCCATCGTCTTAAGCGCTCTGATGCCCGCGGCTTTCGCCCATTTCTGCGTGTCTACTGATACTCTGAGTACACAATTTTTCAACATACTACTTTCCCTCCTCTAAGTCCGCAATGCGGTGATTGATAACTTTTACCTGTTCCTCAATGACCGGCACACGCTGCGCGAAGTTGTTGTGCATCCTTACCTCTCTGGTAAGCTCGTCCAACTTGCAGTCCGTAACCGCCTGCGCCATCTCAAGTTTGTGGTCCGTCTTTTTCTGACCACTGCTGACCGTCATTACAGTGCCGATCAGCGTCAGTCCGCCTGTTATAAGTGCTGTGATGATTGATTCCATATCATTTCCTCTCTTTCTTTATAATAAGTATAAAACACTGCTTATGCAGGTTTGTGCCAACTGAATAGCGCCGAACGTTCGATCACAAAGATCAATTATTCGGCGCTATGACTATGGTTCTGTTACTGTTTTGCTTCTTCAATTTTCTGCAGCCGGCTCTCGATTTGTGTTAAAGCCGCATCTAACTTCTCCCAGTTCTCGTTCTGCGCTGCAACATCATAAAATTCATGTTCCTCCGGTACGTTAAAGCCATAATTCTCCGTCTGTTTCATGATTCTCCTCCTACATCATAGTTGTATCTTCCTCGGCACTTTTCTTCGCCGGTACCTCATATGTCTCCCCGGTGATCTCCTCATATTCCGCGGCTGTGATCCACTTTCCTACCGCATTGTACACACGGGTTTTGCTCCAAAGATTCTTGTCATAATACCCTTTTACCTTTTCATAATGTTTACTCATCCAATGTCACCTCCATCTGCATAGCCAGATAATCCATGTCGGCAGCAAGCTTCTGAATATCGGTTGTATTTCCATTAACCGTCTTATTTGTCGCGGTAACTGTTTCCGCCATCTCCGATGCGGTTGCCGATGTCTCCGCCAGTTTTGATGCCAGATCCGTGACACGCCGCGAATAGTCATCACTTTCTCTCCCCAGAACTACCGTCGCATGATTATCCTCAAGCACCACACGTTCAAGCACCACATACTCCGTGATAATGCTGATCCGCTCATCATGGTCATAAATCTCCAATCGTGCCAGATCATTTTTGGCCGAAAAAATATCCTGCAAAGCTTCGCAGGACTGATTTTCAAATACAATATTCAATTTTCCGTTTTCATGGTTTGCTCTTACAATTTCGTAAGTGTCTTTTGATGTTTTTAGTTTCATAAATTTCTCCTTTTTCGTTAAATATAATTAGGCGTTTGCAAAACACCTAAAGTCGCATAAATACGGCATTTTTTGTTGTTAAAATAAAACATCTCCTCAAGGTTTGTGGGTAAAATAGCTTAAGCATATTTTGCACCATAAATATCAACTCGGAATATATTTCCTTGGTGCATCATAACATTATGAGCTCCAGCCGCTAATTCGTCCGCAGATTGGCATACAAACATATTGCCCCACACTATTTTTCCGTCACTGCTCCAGTATTTTCGCGTGACGCGTCCATCCTGCGTAAACCGTAGCCCCGAAAAATTTTCATTTCCACCCCAATGATTCTGCGCTAGAAATAATTCTTTCGTATCATAAGTGTTAATGGCGTTCGCTGAAAGGATCACTTCGACAGATGTCTGATTGGGATCAAATGTCAGTTTTGACATATTGAGTGCTGATTTGAAGCTTTCCATATTAAACATATGTGTGTGGGGACTACACCCGGCATAAATGCCAAAGTTATCACGTAGCATAATGTCTAAATGGATATCACACGTAGTGTTACTTGTGAGTATGCAGCATCCGTTTACCAATGTTACAAATTTAACACCATTTTCGGTGACTATATTCCAGTAGTCTCCTTGCAAACCAATAAAGTATGCACCATACTGTGATGCAGTTATTTTTTTTGCAAGCAAATTATTTATCTCTGTTTCAGTATAGTATCTGCCATCATGATCGTCTGAACACTTATGTTGCGTGAAAGCTTTGTTTAGCACATCAATCAACGCGCCCAGCGACCCCTTAACATTCGGATTCGCCTGTCTGGCATCCAGTGCATATCCCGCTTCTGTGACTGTGTTCGTGTTCTGCACCGCAGTTTTGAGCAGCCGCTTGTCAATCTCGCTCTCCGCCGTCTGGAAGTTCTCATTGACCACCGCCAGATCTGCAACGTCTTTTCGTTCAAACAGCTTGAATTTGAATAAATCCGTAAGTTTCATCTCATACCTTCTTTCTGATTCCTATATCCGCAACCTCTTCCACTGTGAAGCGTGCCAGATCATCCACTGTATACGCCGCTATATTCTCTACCGCAGCACTTAAATTCCGGGGGATGCTCAAATTCCGCAATTCCCAATGTGTAAACTGCGCCAGAATAATATGTGGATATGGTTTAAGCGCCTGGTACTGATTGTACAGTAAAGAAAGATTCAACTGTAAGTTGCATGGAACTACTTCTTCCAGCATTTCCGCGACCACATCATACTGATTCTTCTGCGCAAGTCCCACCTTAACCGTTACGGTCTGTCCGGCAATGTCCAGATCCAGCGTATATTCAGCTCCGCATAGTTCCTTTAGCTTCTGATTGAGGAAAGCATAATTGTACGGCAGACACACATTCCACTTTGTTATGCATCTGAAAATCCGGTCTTCCAACGTATCATCTGCCTTGGGCTGGATTCCCATGAGTTGCTCATATCGAACAATGCCCTCCTCATCGCAGGTCACGATATAACGGTTGGCAATGATCCTGTTATGTTCCGCCTCAATTATCTGGAACTCCGGTGTTTCCGCATCCATAGGTGCGGCAAGTTCCTTATACGCCTGCAAATACAAAGGGAGCAGTTCCTTAAGATTGATATAACGATCAGCCATAAGTAACCACCCCCAGTACCGGGATCTCATATTCTGTTAATTCGACGTTTCCCCCGCCGTTAAGCGTTGTACCGGTCACATCTACCACGCCTTTCACTCCCATGATCGCTGCATCAATAGACGCAATCCGCACAACCAGTTTTGACTGATTTTCCCAGTTCTTTCTAAGTCCGGCAAAATACTCCTCTATGGCTGTCTCAATCTGGGTCTTGCAGGTATTAAGGTCATACCCGTTATCATAGGTTATCGTCGCCGCAATATTAACAGTGACTTCGGATACGGTGTCAACTGTCACCGCGTGCCCGATCGGTGCAAGACCATCGCCATGCCCGTCTTTATTCGGGTCAAATTCTTTCTGCACCGTCTGAATCAATACATCCGTTGCCTTTCCGAAAACACTGTCTAAAATCACAAGCTTGACCGTTCCCGGACCATTCCATGCCCGGATCACTTTAACAGCGCCAACTCCTGCTATTCCCAGTGTTTTGTCATGATAGTCCTTTGCATTCCCGGCAAAAGCCCGTTCATTGAAAGATTCCTGATACCGCAATCTAAGAGTTTCGGTATCCTCGTCGTCCTCTCCGTAGATCAACACACGCGTAAGTTTTGCCGTCGTGAGCCCCATCACATACTCCACCGGGATAACATCCCCCAGGTATTCGTTCCCGGCAGCCCCCGGCTGCTCACAGGTTACCTGTCCGCTTGCCGTCACCTTATAAATGTGATCCCCGCCGGTAAACCGTGTTCCGACCGGCACCGCCACATCCGTCTCTAATTCCAATACCGCATACGTAGCTGTCTTGGGTGTGATACCCCTATCCGCACATAACCGGATCAGGTACTCCCGCGATGCTGTATCGCCGAATGTCTCCGCCAGCATGCAATCAAATCCAACATACAGCGATGCCAATTCGACCGCCGCCGGTGCAAGCGCCATATATACAGGACTGCTTTCTCTCTTATCCAGCGTATCCGGAATGCGCTCAAGCATCCTCTGCATAATTGCATCAAACGTCTGCTCCTCGTACACTTATACATCCACCTCCTTCTGTGCCGGAACGCTTCCAAATTTCGTATGAGCAACGAACGTAACCAGCAATTTTCTTCCCTTTTTCTCAAACTCAAAACTGGTGCAGGAATCAATCCTGTCATCCTGCACCAGAGCCTCCGTGATGCGCCGCTCTACCTCCGGCATGACATAATCGATTGGTTTTCCGAACAGGTCCTTAAGCTCCACACCATAGTCCCACGAAAAAATAATATACTGATACCGCTCGGTATTCAGAATGTTATAGATCGCCTGCTTAATCGCTTCGACATCATCGCACTGCCCTATGATCCGTTCACTTTCCACGATCATTCTCGGACAGAGGGACGGCTGTTCTACCACTTCGACGTTTTTCAACTGGTTTGATACCGGTATCATGCTTACACCACCTTCCCGATTACAAGATATTTCTGCCCGCCCTGCTGCCGGACCACCTGCACGCTGTCACCAACACTCAGACCGCTATGTACCGTCACCGTTAATTCGCCGCCATATTCATGGTTATGCTCCGGCGTACCGCCGTCCTCGGTATGCGTCGGCTTTACTGTCACCTTGATTTCACGCTCTTTCAAATGTTCCGGCAGAATCAGCATGCTTCCGCTGATCTCAAATCTCTGTTCGATTTTGATTTTTAAAGGGCTGGCGGATGTTACCGTCCCGGACATCACCGTAGCCGGATACCCGGCATCATTCGCATTCGTCGATACCTGCTGCACCGCCCGGACAAAATCATTTGCGTCATGCACTAAAATCACCTCCCGATACTGTCAAATCCATTGTGTGTTTGCTCTCGCCGTACTTGTGAACGCATTTTTCCACCAACATGAGATTCTGAAGCTTCACGTCACCGAGATCAAGCTGCACCACGACGAGCGATCCACCGCGCACCCGTGAGTCTCCGGCGGCATCCTTGACTGTCAGCGTCCGCGTCTCCTTATTGTAAAGCTGTAATAACGCGTCCGCCTTTGCCTGCCCGTTTTCTCCCTTTTGTAGCGCATCAAAATACTGTAAAATCCCCCACCTGTTGATATTGGATGAATCCTGTGCGATATAAACCTCCCGCTTCCCGGCATCCTCATTGTCATAAACCAGTTTGATCCGGTTATAGGTATTTTCATCGATGGAAGACTCATAGTCATAATTCTGGCCAGTTTCCGCATCGATCATGATCGGCACATACATATCACCGAGGAAAGACAAATTCAGCTTTCCAAAATCGTCATGCAGGATGTATAGGTCCCCCGTATTCTGCAGCGTCTGATCCAGGGCATTACTTATCATATCGAGCAGCGACACATTATCTTCCACCCGCGACGCGATCACCCACACCGTATTGGCAAGTGTACCGATGTTAAATCCATACTTCTCACCGATCAGCGCCACCACACCATCCGCCGTCTTATTCTCATATACGAGCGTATCCTTATTTTTCAGATATCGTATCTGGTCATATGCCGTAATCGTCACAATGTTACTGCGATCGCGTTTCATGCGAAAAATGAATCCATAGAACACTTCTTTTCCATCTGCATCCTTGAACCGAACCGGATCACCATTTCCAATGTTGATTCCAGTGTCCACAAAGCTGAATTCGAGCACTCCGGGGCTGATCTGCCGCTCCGTCGTAACCTTCACATCTTCTTTCACAGGCGGCATATACGCCGTGCTATCATGCTGTATCAATAACTCGTACATATTAACCTCCTACGCCGCCGGAATGGTAAGCACCTGCCCCGGATAGATCAGATTCGGATTTCCGCCGATCACCGACTTATTGGCATTATAAATTGTTCCCCACTTGCTTCCGTTCCCATAATACTGCTTTGCAATCTTCCACAGGCAATCCCCCTTTTTCACCGTGTAAGACCCGCCGGACGGCGCGTTAGATGATGCCGCCCTTGCTGCCTGCATTGCAGCTCTCGGCTTCGGAAGCGAAATGTCAATCGTACACGCCTTGGTTGTGAATTCCCGGTACTGCCGGAGCTTTACTTTTACCGTTACGTCCAGCCCTTCCCCCGCATCCTCCACGATGTCGTAGCTTTCAAGCGATACCTTCATGCTGGTATCAAACAGACGCTGATTCGTTCCATCCGTTCGCGTGACCACGTACTGAAATGCGCTCTTGGCGCTCATCAGTGCCTCCAGCTTGTCCAGATAGTATTTTGCCGGACGGAATCCGCTCGGGTATACCGCAAACGGGTACTGCACCGCCGGAAGCAGCAGCTCAAAATCCACGTCCGTCAGACCGGGGCTTTTTAAAATATTGGCTTCCCCCTCATTGATCAGTGTGACCGTTTCATTTTTGCCGTTAATTTTCATGGTGATCTTGGACGGCGTAACGGGAAATAAAATGCCATCCATATACAATCTGTATGCCACGGTCATTCCTCCTTTCCTAAAATCGGGTATAAAAATCCCCGCCTACGTCATGTAAGCGGGGATTCTCTATCTTTATAATTCCACTCTATTCATCCTAGCTGTAATTTTGGGTTTTAATTGCTCTATCAGCTTTGCACATTTTTGAGTATTAGGATATTCATCTCTTAAAACAAACGTCTGTGCTTCGCCATCTGCATTTTGATATGTCACAATTGCATAGCATTTTACCTCACGTTTTGTTTTTGTCTTCGGTGCAGAACCAAGCACCGCTCCTGCCACTCCAAAAGTTGCTGCTCCAACAATTCCTTTCGCCAAACTGCTTTTCTGATATATGCTTTCATCAATATCCATCTGAAAATCAACATTATGTATTTTCTCATACAATAATGTCATTTCTGTCCCAGCCCCGGAAATCACCATTTCCTGAGTTTTAAGCATAACTTTGCATTTACAATTTTCTGGGATTGGCAACCCTACAACATGCACGATATCTGTATATTCCTTAGCTTGATCTTTCTTACCAAATAACCCCATAATAGTTCCTCCCTAATAATTTGTGAAATTATTATACACCTCCCTTCTGCGTTTGTCGATATTTAGGCTCCATCCCGGACTATTTCCATCGCCTCCAGTACCCGCGTGGTCAATCCGTCCACAATACCGTCCAGATCATTGGTATTATGCACAGTATTGCTCATACCGGACATATCCACCTTGATCTCCGCCGTCGTAAAACGGTTGATTGCTTCCTGCTCCGCAATATCTCGCAGATACTTCAGATCCTCTTCCGAAACATCCAGCGAATCCGAGATACTCGATGTATCACCTGCTATGTTGGCAACATTCGCAGCCATATCAGATGCGGCTCCATAACTGCCTAATGCTCCGGTGTCTCCGCTGTTTCCAAGATCCTTAATACCACCAAAGAAATCAAAAACCTTGTTCTCTACGCCCTGTCCGAAATCATATCCCTTGTTGTATGCAGTCTGATAATCGACATAATCCATCTTGCCGACCTGCTCAACCCAGCCTGACTTATCCTTGACCGCCTGCTGTGCCTCTTCCAACTTTGAGTAGAATCCGTCTAAACCGCTGGTAATATCGACTTCAACTCCCGGTATTTTGTTCAAAAGTGTCTGTATCGCACTCGCAAGATTTGAGATATATCCAAGGACTGTAAGACACAGATCATAAAACATCACCTCTACTGCCGCGACAGGATTATTAAATACATTCCCGAAAAAATTCGCCAGCGTGGCAAACCCATTCCATGCCGGAACAACAAATGTGTTAATTATATGTGCTCCCAGTGTGGCAAATATTCCAGCTACAACCCCGGTCGCACTATAGGCGGTATGTTGTGTTTTGTTAATTGCTGCAACAATTAAATATATCGCAGCTATAACAATAATAATCGCTGCCACAATCCATGTAAGCGGACACGCCAATAATGCCGTATTAAACCCATATTGGGTTGCTGTAGCTATAGCAGTTTCTGATGCTTCCTTTTTCGTAAAAGCTGCATGCGCGTATGATGCCAAACACAGGGCAACTTTTATTCCTGTACTGACTGCCTCTACCGTTTTTACAACCCCTAAATACGTTGCATACGCCGCCAGTGCCGCCGCTACTCCACCTATAACCGGTGCGATCATTGACCAGTTGTCCACGATATACGCCCCGCCCGTTACCATTACATCGATCACATTCAAAGCGATCGTTGCCGCCCCGGACAGGGCATTCATAATTCCGGTCAATGCCGTTTGCATATGCTGATCGTTTGCCATCTCATTCAACCGCTGTAGTACCGGTTGAAATGTTTTTAACGCCAAGTTGGAATACTGCGTCCACAACTGCCCCCAGGTCAGTGGCATCGAGTTAAATTTTGCATCAATATCATCTGCTGCCGCAAACATTGCATTCTTTACAATATCCGCGGTGATCTGTCCATCTGATGCCATTTCCCGGATCTTACCGATTGGAACATCCATGTAATCAGCCACAGTCTGGATCAAGTTCGGCGCCTGCTCGAAGATACTGTTCAACTCATCGCCACGGAGCACGCCAGACCCTAACGCCTGTGTCAGCTGCAAAAACGCATTGGACGATTCTGTTGCCGATGCCCCGGCTATCGTAAACTGCTTATTTACCAACTCCGCGAACTGCACAATCTCGCCGGTCGATGCAAAAGCATCCCGGGCATTATTTCCGAGTTTCGCCACCGATGCAGCTGTATCCATATAAGACGCCCTGGAATTCTGCGCCGACAGGAAGATCATCTGCGAGAGTTCATCTGTCGTCTGCATCGTCCCATTCAACGCATTATACTGCGACACCATCATATCAAGGCGCGCCGTGGTCTGCGTGAGTTCATCCGACAGATCCAGTGCGTTTTTTACCGTAGAAATGCCAACATACGCTCCGACAAGCGATTTCACCTTATTCACGAGCACATCCGTATGCTGTGATCCAGCCTGTATCTTCTGGTTGTATTCCTCCTGTTTCCGGCGCGCGCTCTCCGTGGCACTCGTGATGTCCTGTAAACCCACCATACCATCGGCAAGCAGCTGCCGCGCCTCTTCCATCGACGACGTATCAATCGCGGTGCTTGATGCATATTCCAGCGCTTCAAAGTTGCTTATCACCATATTCACCGCCGTACAGATATTGTAGAGCGGCGCAGACATACGGTCCGACAACTCTATCGCAGTCTGAATACTTGACATCCTCTCACCTCCTACTTCTGGATTTCTTTTGCCTTGCGCTTCTCTTCCTCGACCCGAAGATCAATGGACGCAATCACAAAAGCTTTCTCATTCCGATCCAATTCAGCAAAGAATGACGGCAACCAGTGAAACTTCTGCAAGCAATAATGCGCATATACCGCTTCACCGTCGCCGCCATTGATTAGTTTTTTGCCTCGTCAACCTTCTCCTGCAGCGTCTCATCGATGCCGCTGTATTCCTGCACGAATGTGGCAAGCTCACCGAACTCTTCCGGGTTGTCGACCATTTCCACAATCAATGCCTCTGCGCTCATAACGCCATAGGAATCCTGCAGTTCTGCATTGTGCAGATCCGGCTCCACTACCGCGGCGCAAATCATTTTTCTCAGAAGCTCATCCGTATTAACCTTCTGCCGATACAGTCCAGGCTTGCCGGTTACCGGCACCTCAATCGTACATTCATCCCGGATTGCCGCAGATTCTTTTGTGGACAGAGGTCTGATCGTCCAGAGTAACGGATCACCGTTCTCATCACACAGTGACTTTGTGGCAGCAAACTGCGTTGTCTTTTTGGCTTTCTTATTCTGTTTCAAAAATGCTTTTAAGTTTCCCATATGTTTTTCTCCTCATTCTCTTAATTGGCGGCAGTCTCCCGCCGCCGTTGACTTGTTACAGATAGGACGGCTCCTTGTAGGATTCCGGGCTGGAATAATCCGCAGCATAGAAATTGATCTCCTGCTCGACAAATCCACCCTCGGCATCAAACATTGACAGCAGCACATCTCCGTCGATCACGCAGTTGTGATAAACCTTTGTGCTACGCCCCATGCAGGTAGCCGCATCATTGTTTGTCGTCTGCAATTCAAACACCGGCAGATGACCGGTATTTTTGTACTCTGTTACGATCCGGTCAAACATCTCCGAGCATTTGTAGACCGTCATTTTTGCCTGCACGACCATTCCGGTCGGCTTCCTGCCGGAAATGATCTTTCCCAGCACCGGGATCTCCTTGGTGCTGATGTTTGCCTTGCCCTCAAAATTCTTTGCGTTCAGCAGATTATACCGCTGTTCGCCAACCGTGACAAAAGCTTCCGCCTCTTTTGCAGACGGCACATCCTGTTCATTCATATAAGCGTTAAACATCTCTTTACCTCCTACTCAATCACGACCGTCATATACAACTGTGACATTGCATTGACGATCGTCACCTTATCTTCCACATATACGCCGCGTTTCTCGCTTCCGGCGGAGACCACAACATCATCCTCCGAAAAATTCTCGATTGCTCCAATCTGCTCTAACTGCTTATGATGCGATGCAATATCGTTCCATAAGCTGACACGACCAGATTCATTGTTCTGAACCTTGCCGTGATACTTCGTGTTGAACAGCGATGCGATATCCATCGCGATCTGATCCAGCACACGGATCGTCTGGTTGCTCTGGAAGAGTTCGTTTTTATCCTCCGTAAGTGTCACAAGAGAATTGATGTCCTCTAAGACACGCACTTCCGTTCCCACGCTGTGCAGGACGAATTCACCGGCTTTCACAGCATTCTCAAGCTGTGTCTGCGTATAGGCGGTGTCAATCTCAAGCT